GTTTATGGAAGTAGTTCTTTACCTACGTTAACTACAGGAACTATATCTGCGACAGGTAATAGTATAGTATCTGGAACATTAACTGTTTATGGAAGCAGCTCTTTACCTTCTTTGACTGCTGGAACCTTGTCTGTAACTGGTAATAGTGTTTTAACTGGAAGTTTAACAGTTTATGGAAGTAGTTCTTTACCTTCTTTGACTGCTGGAACTTTATCCATAACTGGTGGAAGTTTAGCTATTCCTACATTAACAGCAGGAACTTTATCAGTAACTGGTAATGCTACTCTATCTAGTGTACTGAATGTGAGTGGAAATGCAAATATAAATGGAATATTAAAAGCAGGAACATTGAATGTAACAGGTAATAGTGTTTTGAGTGGAACTTTAAACATTTCTGGAAATACAGTTCTAGCCGGTACTATTAGTAGCACTACTTATGGCGCAGGAGTTCTTTCATTCAATGCTACTGGTAGTGTAGTTTCATTATCAGATATGGGAGTAATTAATACTGGTACTCTTGCATCCGCAAGTTGGTACTCTATGTGTTATGGAAATGGAAGAATTGTTGCAGTTACATCAGGAACAGCTTCATCATATTCAATAGATGGTGGATTAACTTGGACAGCAGGTGGAACTATGCCTGGTAATGCTCAAACTTGGATTGGTATAACCTATGGGAATGGAAGATTTGTTGCAGTTGCTTATAGTTCTACAGCTACAGCATATTCAACTAATGGTGGAGTAAGTTGGACAGCTGGTGGGGCTCTTCCATCATTAGCTTGGTCGAGTGTAGCCTATGGAAATGGAAAATTTGTTGCAACCAATAGTACTTCAGGTACTACAGCTGCATATTCAACAGATGGTACCTCCTGGTCATCTTCTACTCTTCCGTCAACACAAGTTTGGAGTACAGTTAAGTTTGCGAATGGAAGGTTTATTACAGTTGGTTTTACTAGTACGGCTTCAGCGTATTCTCTTGATGGAGTAAGTTGGACAGCTGGTGGGGCTATGCCATCAAGTGGAGCTTGGATGTGTGTTTCTTATGGTGCTGATTCTATGGGTAATGGAAGATTTATTGCAACTGCATCTAACTCAGGTACAAGTGTAGCATATTCAACAGATGGTACATCTTGGTCAGCAGGAGGTTCTCTTCCAGCAGCTTCAACTTGGGGAGTTCCAGCCTATGGAAGTGGAAGGTTTGTAATTCTTAGTTATGATAGTGCTAAAGCTGCATATTCAACAGATGGTGGTGCATCCTGGACATCATTTGCTGTTACTTCTGCCTCTTGGTCTGCGAATGCAATAGTTTACGCAACAAATGGAAGATTTGTTTGGGGATCAAGTTCTACAACAGTTTCGTACTCAAACCCAACTCCTATTGTTTCAGATTCAAATGGTCCAGCACATGGTATGCAAGTTATTACATCAACATCAATTTTTACTGCACCAGTTTCTGGAGTATATAAAGTTCTTCTTATAGGAGGAGGCGGAGGCGGAGGTGCTGGGGGTATAGGATATGCTGGAGGATTGAATGATGGCGGAGGAGGTGGGGGTGGAGGTGCTTCTGGAGGATCTATATTTGCACTTGCAACTTTTGTTGCAGGAACTGGATATTCAGTTACTATAGGAACAAGTGGGGCTGGTGGAGCTGGTGGTGGATATCATAGTGGAGGTTCTGGTGGTAATACCACCATGATTGGTGTATCTGCTACAGGATATGGTGGTGGTGGTGGAGTTTATGGAACTAATGCAGACGGACAAGGTAGTCCTGGTGCTGGAGGGGCTGGTGGTTCATTTTATATAGTTCCTTTAGGTGGAGCTTCTGGTGGAATTGGAAGTGCTGGACAAAATACTTTTTGGATGATGGATAATGTTGGTAATGTTCAAGGATATGGTGGTACAGGTGGTACAGGAAGTACTGGCGACGGTTATGGTGGGGGTGGGGGTGGTGGGGGTTGGGGTTTATTCTGGACAGGTGGAACAGGTGGAAACTCTAATACAGCTGGTACTAACGGATTAGGATATGGTTGTGGGGGTGGTGGAGGTGGAGGTGGAGTCCCGGGCGGAGGTGCAGGTGGTAGTGGTGGAAATGGTATGCCTGGAGTAGTTATTATAACATGGTAAAAATAATAGAAAAGGAGAAATAAAATAATGCCAGTAGTTTTGTCAAACCCAACAATAGTAACACAACAAGAAGTAGTAGCAAGTGGTGGTGCCTCAATAGGTTCTCTCATTATAGATATCGTTAATAAACATATCGATGTTAAAATCAATTATTTAGATTCAAATAAGAATATTCTAAAATTTGATGATTTCATTATTTCTGACACACCAGCAAGCCAAGGTTCTAAAACAGAAATAGTATCAGTTTCTGGTGGACAACTTATTCTCAGTCAAACACCAATTTCTTCTGTGTATATAGTAGGAATGAATCAATCAGAAGATTTCACTATAAGCGGGAATATCATTTCTTTTGTTGCACCAAAACCAGACGGAACACAATTGACTGCCACTTACAACTATCAGATTCCAGCTACGAATAATTTTTCTGTGCTTGCGGCTTGCAAAACTTCTGGTGATATTCTCTATAATGAAATTAAGAAAGCAGTATATACATCATTGATAAATATGAACTTATTGAATGGTACAATAACTTAAAAAGTAGATATATAAATAATTAGGTAGTAAATAACCTCTATTGTTCCTACCTAATTTCAAGAAGTTCAAAAACTTAATGCAAAAGGATTAATATGACTACGCAACTTAATTACACTTCCTTTGATTTTGCTACACTCAAGCAGAATCTCATAACTCAACTTCAAAATGATCCAGTATTACAGGATTACAATTTTGCTGGAAGTAACTTAAACACCTTCATAGAAATTGTATGTTCTGTTGGTGATTTATTGAATTTCTTTATAAATGCGATGTCTAATGAAGGATACATAGATAGTGCTAACTTATATTTTAACGTCAATAGAATAGCTAAATTACTTGGTTATCATCCACAAGGGCCACAGGCAGCTCAAGTAATAATCAATATGTCTACTGGTAACTTTACAATGGTACAAGATGGTGATTATTTTATTATTCCAGCTTTTTCTACTATGACAGCAACCTCTACCACACCTGATGGTAAACCAATCAAGTATTTAACTACTTCAGACTTATCATACATTGGGTTCAATGGTACTACTAATAATTTTAATCAAACTATTACACTAACACAAGGAATATTCATAAAAAATAGTACATCAGCTCAATATAGCGGAACTGGGTTACCTTTTCAAGTCTATCAATTGTCAGATACTATGGCGATTGAAAATTATCTCCAAGTATTTGTTGATGGAGTTCAATGGACATATGTAAATAATTTGTACACCAATTTAACCAGTACTTCTCAAGTATTCACAACTAGGTTTAATGAAAATCAGTTAGTGGAAGTTCAATTTGGTGATGGAATTTATGGTGCAGTACCAGATGTAGGAACTAACAATATTCAAATCAATTATATTCAAACATTAGCAGATCAAGGAATGATTGGTGCTAATCAATTAACTGGTTTTGATAATTCAATAGTAGTTATGGATGCGTTAACAAATTTGCCTAAGCAATATTAAAAAAGGATATAAAAAGAATGCCTATTATTTTAGATAGTATCAATCCACCAGTATTATTAACCTTGACAATATCTCAAACATCACCTTCTGATGGTGGGATGACGGCTATGGACACTACTACGGTAGCAAATTATGCACCATCTGCTCCTAATTCACAAGGAAGAATAGTTACCAATGAAGACCATCAAAGTGCATTATTGTCAGCTTTCAGCAATTATGTTCTAGATGTTGTTGCGTTAAACACAGACAATTATTCTACTATGACTGGAGTACCAGTCTCTGCCGGATCAAAATATTACAATAATGTGTATCTTTATATTCTTCCAAGATATAGTGATAACATAACAAACGTTTTGTCTCAAAATATCTTGAACTATTTGGAACAGTATAAGATGTCAACCATTACATATAACTTGATGCCTATCACTTACATATATTTTAATTTCAATATTTCTTTCAAATCTAGGGCTACATCAAGTTCAACATCTAATCAAGTTACTGCTGAAATAAATGCGGCGGTAACTAACTACTTCAATAGATTGAATAGAAATTTAGGTGAAGAAATTAAATATTCTGATATCTTATCAAGATTACAATCTATATCAGACGTTTCTAGTTTGACGTTGGCAGTTAGTTCAAGTCTTGATAACGCTTGGCACTATAGTAACGTTCAACTTGCTTGGAATCAATTTCCTAAGCTCAATAATAGCGCGTTAACAATTTCGTTCTCTGGCACAGGGGTGTAATTTGCTCAATCCAATAACAACAGGTTCACCATTCGTAGGATTTTTCAGCAATAATATGCCTGCGTTCATATTCAATAATTTCAATCCCTCTGATCTTGCTATTATACATGAATTCTATTCTAATTTAGAAATCATATTTGATAATATCTATCAGAGCATATTGACATTCAATACACAATTAAATCCTTTTACTGCCCAAATTCAATACCTATATAGAATTGCTAATGAACTTGGTTGTGATAATATAGAAGATTTAACTATCTACTTGAATACAGATGGAACAGTTAATACCTCTTTGGTAGATCCAACAGTATTTGATTATTCATTAAAGAGACAAAGAACAGTAATTGCTAACGCAGTAACCGTCAATCTTTTGAAAGGTACAACAGAAAGTATTCAAAGAATGTTATGGGGATATGGTCTTGATATCGCCATACAAGAATTATGGACTTCAGATTTCAAAAACTATTTCGCAGTAACAAATGAACTTATAACCAAGTATGGAAATCCAATGACAGGTTCCGTATCTGGTGCTGTATATAATGAACAATCATATGATTTATTGGCAGAATTATCAACCAATCTAGATAATACTTCTGGTAACTTAATATCTCTTTATCAGTTTGAAGAGAATATTTATGGTTACAGATATCTGTTAGCAAATGATTACACAGGAAATTACAAACACCTATATTACAAAACAAATGCGGAACCAGTAAATCTTGATATACTCGGATATACCACACCAACTTTTACAAGAGGTTCTTCTGGTAACAATGATAATGGTAACGTGCGAGCTCCTAATAATGCCAGGTACAATGGTTCCGGACATGGAATAATCATTGAAGAAGCCACAACTAATATGATGACCTCTGGTGGTGTTGGTTTTGTTACTGGGTGGACATCAAACACTTCAGTTACAACAACAACTAGTGGCAATCAACCTAATCCATTTGGTGGAAATGATGCAGTAAGTATACAGTGCTCTGGTGGAGCCGCAACTTTAAAATATTACTTTGATCAAGGAGTAAGTACAAATGGTCAACCATACGCTTCTTCTATGTGGGTTAAGTTACTATCAGGAACTTTAGTTCTAAAAGATAACTTAGGCACTACTCAAACTATCACCTCTGGTGCATGGACACAAGTAGAATTAAAAGGTACAGGAAGTACAGGTGTACATATTCAGTTACAATTCTGCACAGTATCAAGTTCAGATATCATAAATTGTGTTGCTTGGCATCCACAAATAGAAAATAAAGCATTTGCTACTAGATATCAATATCCAGCTCTTGGAACTAGAGCTGCTGAATTATTAACACTACCTACAACTATATGGAGTACAACATCAAGTTGGTCTGTTAAAAAGTATTATGTCCCAACAGACGCAATATATACAGGAAACTTACGTTATTTATTCTACTATTATACTGACGTAAATAATTACGCTAGATTATACCATACTACCACAGGCACCATAAGATTAGAAATGAAGGCAAGTGGTGTTTTGTATGCCATTGAATCATCTGCGATAGTTCAATCAGGAGTAGCTTTACATATTGTAGCTACCTGTTCAGCTTCAGTTTTAAAACTATATATCAATGGTCAAAGTGTGAATATTGGTATCAGTATTTACCCAATGATTGGAAATTTGAATAATCTTACATTGGGCTGTTCTACTACAGGAAATCAATGTAATGGTGTGATATATGATGTAGAATTTTTCAATGTATCATTAACTTCTGATCAGGTCTTGGCTAGTTACAATTTGGTAGGTGACCCAAGAATTAAATCATATACAACCTACATGTTGAGATTTTATTCAACATTAAATTTTGAAAGTAATGTAACCAAAGCTTCTACGTGGTATGATTTTGGTTTGCCTACTACAGCTTCTGTAGATTCTTTTAGATTACATAAGGATAAGATATTCCTAAGAACTTCAGATAATAACTTGGTAGTGTACAATTACGCTTTAGATGATTACACACAATCAGCAATTTACACTATCACTACTAAGAATTGTTACTTTTTTGATTTTATAGAAGATGAAAATAGTGTTCTTCTTGATAGAGGTTCATTTGTTGAAGTAAGAGATATTGATACTTATCAACAATTATCTATGCCTTTAACCAAATCAGTTAGTGGTGATACTACAGTTCTAACTGTCAAAAAAGAAGGTGTAGAGGGAGTTCAAACCCTTATTGTAACAGCAGCAAATAATGCGTATGTTGTTTTCAATAATAACACTACCTATACTATTTCGGCTTCAGCGTATAATATAGCATTAGGAGCTAATTATAGTCCAACGTATGGAATGTTTTATGCTGCGGATGATAACATTATCAGGTTCAAGTTTAATACTTCAAACAATCATCTAGAATCTGACTTCATGTTCTTTGATAGTTCTGAAAATTTGACAATTTCAACTTCTACTATTGGAACAAGTGGATACTCTGGAATACAAGATACACAACAGTACTACACCAAAGTATTGATTGCGGATGCTACAAGTTTTGGTATATATGATCTAACTACTAGAGCGTTAACAACGTATTCGTATCCTTCTTCTGGATATCAATACAGTCAAATATTTCAAACAGATAAGTTCTATATTCAAAGAAAGAAATCTGGGGCATTAACTACCATGTCCAAGATTGTAGGTTTCAACTCTTTTTACACAAACATTTATAAGAGTCATTATTTCAATGTTAATATAAATCAATCTACAACAACTATTCAATCTGTTGGTATAACATTGGCGACAATGAGTAACTTTATAACAAAGGTTATTTCTTTCTTGAAACCAATTCATACAATGATACTAAATATCGTTGCTTTGCTTCCTAGTATTATTATGTATGAGAAATTGAAATTTAGTGATGCAAATACGTTGGTCAGTATGGCTTCTGGTGGTCCTACAGAAACTTTGGGAATAACTGGTTTATTTAATGGAGTACACCCATGGAAGAGTTCAACCAAAGCTCAACCTTTGACTTTTAGTTGCAATGGTACTGCTGGAAATCCATTGCTCTATTATACCAAAACAAACTTTAACTTTGGACCTACTACAGCAAATACTGATTTGGATAATTTGGTTCTTAATAATACAACATTACCACCACAATAAGAAAGGTGTTTATAAATGATACTTCAAGAAGGACTGCAGAGACCTAAAGGAAAGATTTTCCTACAATATTTCAAGAATGGAAAATTAATTTTTGAACATACTCAAACCAATATGGTGACCAATAGTGGATTGTTGGTTATAGCAGGATTGATATCATCTTCATACAACTTATATCAAATAACTCAATTTGGTTTTGGTACTGGTTCGGCTCCTGTACAAGCTACAGATACAGCTTTAACTGGGCCAAACTATAGAATAAAAGGTTTGAATTTAGCAGGCACAACAATTTATGGTTCTTCAAGTTCCAGGTTAGCTTTTTCCGTTGATTTTACTGCAGATATTGCTGGTAAAAATTTGGTGGGCACCAATCCATGGCCTGCTACATCAACTATTACCATAAATGAATTTGGTTTATTTTCTGTTAACAATACAATGTTCAATCATTTGGTTTGGACAGGTCCAACATTAACTTTGGGATTAGGTGTTTCATTGAGTGGTTATTTTCAAATAGACGTATTGACACTATAAAAATATAAGAAGGGTATAAAAATGGCAAATATTTTAACAAGTACTACAATACAACCTGTTTCTGGTGGAGATTATGTTATAGGTGACGGTTCTATGAACATATCCGCATCAAATGCGGCTAATAGAACAGCTATCCAATTACAGGCAATGATGGTACAAATACAAGCTCATCATAATGGAAACTTAACACATGATGGAAACTTTACTGTAAATGGTTATGTCGCAGCAACAATTACTGGTACCGCTGTTACTGGAATTTCCACTACAAATGGAAATGGTGTCGTTGGATCTTCTGCAAGCGGCCATGGTGTTTATGGTTTATGTAATAGTGGACATGCTGTATTTGGTTCTTCAACATTCCAATATGGTGTAGCAGGATATTCTGCATCAAATATCGGAATTTATGGAAATTCAGGAATAAGTTATGGAGTATATGGTATATCTGCATCAAGTTATGGAGTGTATGGTTCTTCCACAGGTAGTTATGGAGTTGTAGGATTTTCTGCAAATAGTGCAGGAACAGTAGGATTATCTACAAATAGCGTAGGAATACAAGGTTCTTCTTCAACAAGTTATGGAGTGTATGGAATATCAGGAAGTAATATAGGAATATATGGTTCTGCTTTTGCAAGTGCAGGTGTTTATGGAATTTCATATTCAACAAATGGAGTACAAGGTGTTTCCACAACTGCTGCAGGTGTTTATGGTTCTTCTCCAACAAATGGAGTACAAGGTGTTTCAACTGGAGGTTGGGGAGTTTATGGTCTTTCTACTGGTAGTGTTGGTGTCTTAGGAAGTTCAGCTTCTTCTTATGGTGTACAAGGAACATCAACAGTTAGTTATGGTGTACAAGGACAATCTGCAAGTAGCATAGGAATTTATGGTTCATCTTATGCAAGCTATGGAGTTTATGGAACTTCTTTAAATAGTCACGGAGTTGTAGGTTTTTCTGCAAGTTATCGTGGAGTATTTGGTTCTTCAACAGATAATGTGGGTGTTTATGGTTCATCTGTAAATAATCACGGAGTTGTAGGTATCACAGCAGTATCCCTTAATCTTAATGATCATGATGCTGGTGCTGGCGTATATGCTGGATATTTTTCTGGTGGTGGTGGTATATTTGTCAATGGAAGTTGTCAGATTACAGGTGCTCTTACAAAAGGTAGTGGTACCTTCTTAATAGACCATCCTTCAGATCCAGAAAATATGTACTTGAGACATTCATTCGTTGAATCTCCTGATATGAAAAATATTTATGATGATGTTGTAACGTTAGATGAAACAGGTAAGAAGAGTATAAATCTTCCAAGTTGGTTTAGTGATTTGAATGATACATTCAGATATCAATTGACTGCAATAGGAAAACAAGAAACACCTTATATTCTTCAAGAAATAAATGAAAATATGTTCATAATTGCAGGTGATCCTAATGCAAAAGTTTCTTGGCAGGTAACTGGTGTAAGAAAAGATGCCTTTGCTAAAGCTAACCCAGTTTATGTTGAAGATTATAAGAGTGAAAAAGAAAAAGGAAAATATTTACATCCAACAGCATTTGGAAAATCAGAAGATTTAGCAATACATAAAAGTTAAGTTGGCCTATAAATAGTGATATAGGAGGAGTAAAATTATGGAGGAGCTATTAAAACAATACTGGGAAAGCCAGGCCAAGTTAGGTCTGGACGGAGTTGTATCAGGTAATAGTGATTTTCAATGGCAAGTAACAGTAAATTATTTGTTAAGACATCTAGATTTTGATGATAAGAAAATCTTAGATGCTGGTTGTGGAGTAGGGAGATTAATTCCTACATTTATCTTATTTTCAGAACCAACAGAAGTAGTAGGACTAGATTGGTCTGAAGGAATGTTAGAAGCTGCAAAACTTACATTCAAAGATAAAGAAAATATTTCTTTCATTCAAGCTCCGATGTACTCAATTCCAAAAGAAGATAAGTATTTTGATATGACAGTAGCTTTCACCTCACTATGTCATATCATGGATGATAAGTTTCAGGATACTTTGAATGAACTATCCAGAGTTACCAAAAAAGAAATTGTTATAGTAGACCCAACTAGATGTACAGAAAAATTGTTCATTCAAAAGTCATACATGTCAATTAGGAATTATCTATACGATTACAAAATTCCTAATTTTGTTATGAGATACTTTAATGAATATGTATTTGGAGAAGCTAATAATCCAGATTCATTGAGAACGTTTATGTACTTTACTCGTTTGGAGGCACAGTAATATATGAAACTAGCCCTCATTATAGAAGGCGGAATTGGGGATATGATCGGATATTCAGTACTATTCCGCAACCTTAGAAAACAAGGACATGAACTTCATGTAAGTTGTGCATTTCCAGAAATTTTTCAAGGAAATCCAAATTTAACTTCTTTGGATGGATTCAATTATGAAACTTGGTATGAACAAGTTGCTATGAAGTGTGATAAAATAATCAGAAAAGATTTTTATCGTGAAAATAGTGTAGCTAAAATGAACAAACATTTTACAGAAGTGATGTGTGAAATGTATGGAGTAGATCATGATAGTGTTTATCCTGATTACTTTATAACAAAGAAAGAGGATGAAGAAGCTAAAAGTATTCTATCAAACTTCAAGAAACCAACTATCTTGATGCAAACATATGCAAACACGAATCCTAAAGATGGTAGTTTTCAAAATTGTAATAAGAATTGGCCTATCAATTATGTGAATGGTTTTACTAAAATAGCATACAAGAAATATGATATTCTTCATATTTGTATGCCTAATGAATTTGCGGCAGATCATTCTTGGCCTATAAAAGGTTTGAGTATGAGACAAATCATAGCTTTATTGAAAAATGTGGATACTTTCGTTGGTATAGATAGTTTCTTAAATCACGCTTCTGCAATATTTAAGAAAGAAGGAGTAGTTCTATTTGGAAAAACTCCTCAAGTAGTATTCAGTTATCCGCACAATAAATATATACAGAAAGATTTATGCAAGAAACAACCATGTGGAAGACCGGATGGTTCACTATTTGATTTTGTTGCAGTAAAAGATAAAAAGGGCGAACATACTAATTGGGTCTGTCCCGATTTTAGATGTATGAATATTTCTGGAGCAGAAGTTTTGGCTTCAATAAAAGTATAGGGGGAGTTGAATTATGAGAATATCATTAGCAAGATTAGAAAACGCAGTACCAGCATTAAAACAGATTGTATCATGTGATAAATTGAAAGCTAAAATTTCTTTCCGTCTATCATATATGATAGATTCCGTTGAACCAGCATTAAAAAATTATGGTGAAAAGAAATTGAATTTGTATAAAAAATATGGTGAAGAACAAGACGGAAATATTACAATAAAGCCTGAAGTTATAGATACATTTCAAAAAGAATTGAGTGATCTTATGAATGAGGAAGCAAACATTTTCTTACCTGGTATTTCACCAGAAGATATTGAAGAAGTAGAAATTTCCGCAGAAAAGATTGGCACTATAAAAGATTGGTTATTCGGGGCAGAAAGAAAGGACTAATATGAAATGAAACCATTACTCAAAGATATGTCACCAAATCTTCAATTGAAATTTGCTGCTTTCTCTGCCAAAATGGCCGAAGCTGGCATTCCTTTTATGTTAACTTGTGTAATAAGACTTCCAATAGAACAAGTGGCATTGTACGCACAAGGTAGGGAAAGTTTGGATGATGTAAATACAAAAAGAGCAGCAGCTGGAATGTACCTTTTTAAAACTGATGCTGAAAACGCTTTCATAGTCACAAAAACTTTGAATAGTCCTCATTTTCCAGACCCAGTTACTGGTAAAAGTCATGCCTATGATATAGCAATTCTAAAAGGGGATGGGAAGACTCCAACTTGGGATTCAAAATGGTTAGATGACAAAACCAATATTCCTTCTTATTTAGAAGCTGCAAGAATTGGTAAATTGATTGGATTGAATCCAGGCGGTTTGTGGACTGGTAATTTCCAAGATTGGCCACACTATCAGGAAGTAACAGTTACTTGAAAATATAAATATACATAAGTAGTAATGTATTATTTTTATGAAAAGGAAAATAAATGAAGAAAAAAGATGAAGAATGTCCATATCCTGATTGCCCAGCAAATGATCTTGGTAACTCTTTAGAAGAAGTAAAACGTACTCTTTCTTCACTTTCTTCTCAATTAGAAGATATCAAAACAACACAGAATAAGTTGATTGATTTCTTTTCTGATTATAAGGTTCTTCTTCATGAAATCAAAACGATTAATGAAGATTTATCTAAATTAGAAGCTGAAAATAAAGGAGCACATGAAATTTTCTTCAGAGAATTGAAAGAATTAGGAGATATTAAGCTTGCTATATCTGAATTTAAAGAATTCAAAATCAGTAATGAAGCAGATTTAACGGTTATAAATAAAAAAATTGATAAAAAGGTTGATACAGACGATTTTAAAGAAAATAAGAATTGGATATGGAGTTTAGTTACTTCAATTGTAACTTTACTTATAAGTTATCTGTTATTTGGTGGTGGCACTCACTTAGTAAAATAGATATAAATAATTAGAGAAGGAAAAAGGAGAGAAAACATATGAAAACAATTATCACAGTACTTGTAACACTATTATTGATTATGTCGTTGGGTTGTGCAGGAACATTGAAATGGATTTCTGATAATGAATCAAATTTACAATTAGCTGTTGATGTAGCTGTTGCAGCTGTTGTAGATGCACATCCAGCAGATGCCGCTATTATCGGTAAGATTGCAACCGCAGTTATTACTGATATAAATGCTGCACAAAATGTTACTGTAGCATCATTGAATAAATTCGTTGTTGATCAGATAAGTATTCCTAATTTGACAGCAACAGATAAAGTTATATTAGCCGCTTTGTTAGACAAATTGGATGGTAATTTAACTGCCTATTTCCAAAAGCAGGGTATTACAGATGCGGCAAAGCAAGTTGTTGTAGTGAAAGATATCGCCAATATGATACTTCAATCATTAGGTTCACCAAAAATGGCGGCACATTTGAATCACAAATAAGGAGGATAGTATATGGATAAAGATACAGTAGATAAAATTGTGACAGAAGTAAAACAGGTAGCAGAAGTGGCATCTGCAGTAGATCCAAAAGATGCAGCTTTAATTGCTAAAGTTGCCCCAGTGGCAGACGCAGTTGAAGCAATTGCTACTACAAAAAATTGGTGGGAGTCAAAAACTATCTGGGGCGTAATTATCATGGCCGCATCTCCAGTAATCAACAAAGTTTTACACATAACTTTGACTGAAGACACACAAAATACTTTAGTTACTCAGATTGTTGATATTATTCAACATCTTGAATTAGCTATTGGTGGTGGTGTTGCAATCTATGGTCGTGTTAAAGCCGCAGGCCCAATAAAATAAAAATGCAATTAGTTAAACCGATAGTAGGACAAGACTACGATGCTGGATATATAGGGTTTTGTAAGACCCGAGCAACCGGCATCGTAGCAGCTTTTTCTAATCTAATAACCTGGTTTGAAACACAAGAAGAGGATGACAAGTTTCAACAAGCATTAGGAGAAGATTCAAAAGATGCACCAAGTCATGTAATTACTGTAATTTCTAAGACTGAGTGTATCGAAGCTTATATTGGTGGAGTACAAATTAGTCCTTTATCTAAGTATCTAGGTGACCCAAAAGTTGAGATGGTCTTTAGGAAACCAGTAGATATGTCTCCAGTTGATTCAGATTTGATTATTGCTGGAGCTAGAAGTATTTTAGGTAAACCATACAACTATTTAGGACTATTTGGTCGTGCTTTCTTGATTGCTACCAGGTTAGATAAAATTGCATGGTATAATAAGCAACCATTACTTATCAATTTATTTCATGAATCTTATTATTGTTCAGCAGCCGCAAGTCATGCATTGAAAAATGATAAAAAGTACGAAGTTTATCCACTTTTTCAAAAGTTTAATGAAAGCAAAATTACACCCGCACTATTGTACGGGAATGGTCCATTCAAACCATTGACATTTGGTTTACGTAAATAATATAAATATTAACAAAAAGGAGTAACAAAAAATGGCAATTACCCAAGCAATGTGCAATACTTTCAAAGTAGATATTTTGAATACAAACTATCTATCAGGTGACGCGTACTGGATGGCCTTGTATACATCATCTGCAACTCTAAGCTCTGCAACAACTGCATATACTTCAGCAAACGAAGTGGCAGTAGGTGGAAACTACATAAATTATGGAGCAGTTATGTCAGGTATTGGTACAGGTCTTTCATCTAACACTGCATGGCTTAGTTGGTCAAACCAAACTTGGTCAGCTTCAACCATTACAGCTGCAGGCGCTCTTATCTATAACCACTCAAGAGCAGGCTTAAACGCAGTGGTTGTTATAAGCTTTGGTGGTACATATTCAAGTTCTGGCGGTGCATTTACTGTTCAGTTCCCTGCGACAGGTGCTACAGCTATTATTACAATAACCTAAGGAGAATTAATTTATGCCAGCACAGGTAATATCATCATCATATGGAGATGGTCCTACACTTACAGCCGCAGCCGCTGCTTCGTGTGTTCCAACTTATGTTCCAACAACCCTACCAGCAGGTTATTGGCAGATTGGTCGTATTTGGAGAATTACAGCCTCAGGACGTATATCTACAGCGGCATCTACCCCAGGTACTGCACGTTGGGACTTAAGACTTGGAGGTACTGCTGTATTTGATTCTTTAGCAATACCTCTTATCGTTTCAATGACAACAGTTCCTTGGTGGTTAGAAGTTCTTATAACTTGTAGATCAGTTGGATCTTCTACCTCTGCCACCCTAATGGGTCAAGGTTATTGGCTTTCAAATGCCGGTGTGAATACACCCGCCCCAGCAACTGGTCCAGGCCCTGGTGGTAACACTTTACCATTCAACGCAACTCCTGTTGTAGGTGGCGGTTTTAACTCTCAATCAGCTTTGACATTAGACTTTTTCTTTACTCAGACCGTTGGAACAGGTTCTATGACAATGCATCAGTTCATGATTGAACAATTGACCCCATAAAAAAATATGCCAGTAATCATATATGTTCCACCAGGAGTTCCTGATTTAGTAATTCAAGGGGAGCAAATGAGAAACTTTGCTCTTTATAGTGGAATATTTTGTGCTCCTGCCCCACCTGAGCTTACTCAATTAATTGAAGGATCGGTAGATCCTGCAATTATGTATACAGAAGTAATGCCAGGTGAACATAATTATTTGATGAATATAGGGTCATATCCAGTACCTAGTGTAGAGATACTTTGTGCAAATTTTTTCAGCTTAGATTTAGTTTGCACTCCATGTGGTGCTAACGTTCCTACCGCAATGGATTGCACAATTATAGATTCATGCCTTGAAGCTTCAGCACAATGGCAAATTATTGGAACCACAGTTGATGCAAGTGGTAATGCTCTTGGTAATTGCCGTGTTGTTGTAATGGAAACTGGTAGAATAAATCAGACCGGTACTCCCGTTGTGAATGAAGGTTTATCAAATGGAAGCGGAAATTATACAATAACCGTTCCTTATTATACCTCCTACCAAGTATTTGCCTATTTACCAGGTTCTCCTGATGTTGTAGGATCTACGGTAAATGTCGTTACTCCAACTTCACCTGGGTAATTAAAATATGGCAATCACCCTCGGAAACCATTTCGTTCAGGAATCAGCCTCATCAGTTAATTCATATACTACAACTTCCAATCTAAATGGGTCAGGAGCAACACTACTAATTATCATCGCTTACTGGTTGAGTGCAAAAACCGGTAATCCTACTGTAACAGATAGTTCAAACAACACATATCAAAAACTTACAACCTACGGCACAGGAGGCACTTCTGGACAAGGTGCGATATATTATTGTTTGAATCCAACTGTTACAGCAAGTATGACCGCCAAAATAACTGGTAATGGAACTGATGCTGATTTCTGGATGTTAAATATGATTGCATTTAATGGTGTTGGTAGTTATCAAGCAGCAGCCATTACAGGATTTGAAGTAGACGGCTCAAGTCAGAACAATCAAGTTGGGAGCTTAACCCCAAACGTAACTGGTGCGCTTTTTATAACAGGTGTTAATGGATATGAAAACAATGGTGGTACATTTACAATTACATTAAGTTTTTCTACTATTGATACTCTTGCCGGTGGTTCAATGAACTACCAAAGTGCATATTTAATTGGTACGGATACAACTTCTAAGAATCCAACATGGACAACAGGTAATGATTATTATAGCGCTTCTACTATGGCAATATTTCTTCCTGGTTCACCTATTACTGGATTATTGATTTATTTGAAAAGAGGTGAAGTTTAATGTCAATCAATACTATCAAATTAGTTGATCCTACCAAAGCACCGTTTAGTGGAGCAGTTCCTAATCGGTTTACCGGAACCTCTGCTACTGCTACTATCAATAATGTTGGAGTTGGAATTGGAATTGCAGTAACTAACATTCCTGCTACTGCTACTATCAATAATGTTGGTGTAGGTATTGGAATTGCAGTAACTAATATACCTGCAACTGCAACAATCAATAATGTTGGTGTAGGTATTGGAATTGCAGTAACTAAT